CTGCCGAAGAACGAGCGGCCGGTCATGCTGTTCTCGGCGACGTTGTAGTACGTCCAGTACAGCTCGTCGGGGTCGCCGGAGAACCACGCGGCCCACTGGGTAATGCGGTGCATGACCGGTTCGAGCGCGGGCGGCGGCCACGATTGTTCGGGCCCGTACTGGATGGGTGCCACGATCGGCTCCTGTGTCAGGGTCAGGTGCCGTGTCGGCGGGGCGTGCCCGTGTCGGGCCGGGGCGGTGCGTGGTCAGTCAGCTGCTCTGCGAGCACTCGCAGTTGCCGCGGTAGTACAGCGACGCCTGGCACTGCGTGAGCGTGATAGCGCCGAGCTCGTGCTTGTCGTTGCGGATGACCGCCAGGCCGAACAGGCGCCCGGGACTGTCCGGCGTTCCGGGTGCGAAGTCGTGATGCATCACCACGGCGTTCCAATCGAGCGGGTGCATCTGGAGCGTGCACGGCCACCGGGCGGTCTGGGCGAACCGTTCGTGCCGCTGCCGTTGGACCTCAAACAGCAGTGCGTCGACGTCGACAACGTAGCTGCTGAAACGGCCGATACCGAACTGCATCAGCCGGCCCTTCCCAGCTCGGCCATCGGCGGACGCGGGAGGTCCTGCGGTGCCTCGCCTGGCGTCCGATGCGCGCGAACCTTCCAGGAGAACGACGTCGGATCCTTGCACCAGGCGACGGTGTAGTCCTCCGGCTTGTCCATGCTGGCAAGCAGGGCGTCGTCGATGTTGGTTTCGCCGCCGTGCTGGAGCAGCAGGAGGACGCAGAGGCGTCGCCAGTCGTCAGCGGTCGGCTCGCGGTCCATCAGCTCGCGTCAGCCTTCGCCTCGGGACTGTGCCAGGCCGCGTACTCGGTGCCCGGCGCGTAGACGCCGCTGCCGCCGCCGCACACAGCTCCGTCGTAGCCGTGGCACTCCCGGTCCTGTACCTGGATCTCGAGCGGAAGAGGGAAATCCACGCCAGGGCGGCGTACGCGAACACCGGGCAAGATCTCGACGTAGACGCTGCCGACCTCGACGAGCTTCCCCTTGCTGGCGGGGTTGTGCTTCGAGCAGAAGTGCGCCTCGCCCTGGGTGCTCCAGCCGCATTCCTTCAGCGTTGCCTCGGTCCAGCTGGCGTAGTCCTCGAAGGCCATGTCCTCGGGCGGCTGAAGTATTTCACAGCGCTCGAAACCGCTGGTGGCCTCGTTGCATGTGATGGCGAGCCGGTACATCAGCCGAGTCCGCCGGGGACTTGTCCGGGCTGCGGGATCAGCAGCGACGGCGCGCCGACGTTGATCGTGTGCCGGATCTCGCACAGCAGCATGCCCTGGACCATGACCACGCCGGGCAGTGGCTCGGGGATCTCGTCCGGCTTCTTGCCGAGGAGGACGGCCTGCTTGGCGTCGATGACGCAGCCGGTGCACAGCAGCGTGGCGGCCGGCGGCGGCCCGGCGCTCACGAAGTTTCCCAGGCGGCGCGCGGTCGCGCGGACACGCTCGTTGGGCTCGTCGCTGACCGGATCGACGAAGGGCGCGGACGGGGCGTCCGGCGCAAACAGCTTCGTGGTCTCGTCGGGGTTCACTGGGCAGGCTCCTTCGGCGCGACGCGGTGGACGGCGGCCAGGCGGCCGACGGGGATGACGGCGTTGGGGACGTCGCCCTGCATGAAGCGGACGTAGCCGTCCTTCTCGGCGATGTCGTCGCACTGGATGCGCATCGGCATCATGACGCCGTCGGCCCAGATGAGGTAGTCGATCAGCGGCTTGACGGCGGGGCTGATCTCGTCGTCGTTCGAACTCACGTGCGACATGCTACGCGGCCAGGGCGAACAGGTCGATCGCCCGTGCCCAGTCGGCGCGGGTGGTGTGGAGCGCGTACCGGAGTGCGTCGGGGCCGTGGTCGGCGATCTTCAGTGGACGGTCTTCGCCGAGCAGCTGCGCTTTCGGGTCCCAGGAGTAGCCGGACATCTCATCGATCAGGGCTCGGCAGCTGGTGGAGATGCGGAGTTTGTCGTTGCCGAGGACGTTTGCCGTGGTCCTGATGCCGTCGAGGACGTCGTTGTCGGCCGGCCACGAGGGTGTGCCGTCCTCGTGCAGCTGGACGCGGAAGGAGGCTGCGGAGGGGTCGACGACGATGTATCGCGGGTTGACGCCTTGCAGCTGTGTGCGCGGGATCGGGGCGGTCGCGAGGAAGGCGCGGAACGCTTCGGAGTAGGCGCGGTCGGTGAGTTGCCGTTGTGCTTTCGCGGATTCGTAGCGGTATTCGGCGGTGACGTACAGCCGCTTGTCTTCGGCGCGGCCGACCAGGACGGCGTGGAACGGGTTGGAGGTGCCGTAGTCGATGCCGGCGACGATCCAGTCGAGGATCGGCGGGATCCGGTGGGGTGCGATGAGGTGCTGCTGGTGGTCGAGCATGTCGTAGATGGCGCCTTCGGCGGCGACCCATTCGCCGAGGATGAAGCGGCGGTACCACAGGCCGACGTAGGAGCGTTTGAGGTGGGCTACGTATTCGGGGTCAAGGAATGGGTTGTCGTCGAGGGTGAAGTGCCAGGACCGTACGGAGGGGTTGCCGGCCTTCAGCCACTCGGTGCGGAGCCAGTGCGCCGGCGAGTCCGGGTTCGTGGTCGCGAAGATCTTCGCGCCGGGTGTGCTCTGTCTCGCGACGAGCTGGTTCCAGAACTCGCGTGGCAGCACCGTCGCCTCGTCGACGTACGCGCCGGCACCGGTGAGGCCGCGGACCTTCGGTTCGGCTTTGGCGTCGTTGGCGCCGATCACGTGCACGGTGCGGCCGAGGATCGTGCCGGTCGGGGCACCGGAGGTATAGCTGATCGACTTGGCGACGCGGGAGCCGACGACACCGGGGTCCATAAGCGGACTGAAGACGTTGCGGTGCACGGTCTGCGCGGTCTTGCCGATGACGGCCAGCTCCCCGCCACGCGGAGCATCACGCACGTAGGCGAGCCACCGCATCAGCGAGCTGATGGTCTTCCCGGACCGGACCGCACCCTCCCACACGTTGATCCGGGCATCGGATTCGACGTAGGCCTGGATCTGCTTGCGCGACAGCACTACGCGTCCGGCTCGGCCTGCTGCTCGGCGTACGCCTGGCGGACCGCAACGTCGAACGACAACACGATCTCGGCAGCGTCGTCGTGGTTGTCACGCTGCTTGTAGTCGGCCAGGCGTAGCTCGGCGTTCGTCGCCGCGGTCGCCGCCCGCAGCAGGTCGGCAACCTCACGCGGCTCGGGACGTTTCGTCTTCCAGCGCCGGACTTCGCCGTCGGCCCCGGCCGGCTGCGCATGCTCGGCCTCGGCAACCGCACGCAGCTGCAACTCCTCAGCGATCTCCAGATACCGCTGCTGAATCAGCACACGGCGGGCGGCGAAGTCCAACGCCGCCGCCTTCACCGCGGCCTCAGTCCGCGTCCGGTCCCACGACAGCCCCGCCTTCAACGCGGCCCGCCGAACAGTCGTCACCGGCCGCCCCAGTGCCTTGGCGGTGGCGTTCAACGACAACCCGGCGGCGTGGTGCCGCCGGATCTGCTCCACCTCAGCTTCGGTGATCGGATTGCCTGCCATCGGCCCTCGCGCGCGTAGTCGGCGGCCGGTCTGTGCCGCGTGCTGATCGTCTCAGATGGGCGTCGTGGAGTCGAACAGGTGTTCTATCTCGGTTTGCAGTAGCACTTGCTGTAGATGGCGGTGCAGGGGCAGATCTGGTCTTTCAGCTCGGCTCGCGCGCGGGCTTCGGCTTGCCGTGTGAGCTCGGCGGTGTGCTCAAGGCTCGGCTTCACGCGCGGTGCGACGGCGGCCTGGATGTCCGCGAGTAGCTGCTGGTGCTCTTCGGGTGTCGTCTCGGTGTAGCCGCGTATCTGGATCGTGGCGCCGTCCGGCAGCTCGGGTGCGGTCAGCGGCGCTGGCCATGCGCATCCGCCCTGGATCAGTGGCGGTTCGCCTGGCCTCGGTCCGGTGACGTAGCCGCCGGTCGCGTACTTCGGCTTGGGCTTCGTCTTGGCGCGTAGCCAGTCGAGCGCGCTCAACGGTCCTCCTCCTTCGGCTGCTGCGTCTCTTCGCGTGTGGGGATGCCGAGGCTGTTGAACAGATGCTCAACGGCTTCGACAAGTCCGTGGACGACGGGGATGCCGTTTGGTACCGGGATCACGCCGTCGTCGCGGACGATCAGGACGCTGGGCTCGCTCATCCCGCAGCCTCCTGCGCCCCCTGTGCCGCGCTCGCACTGGAGGTCGCATCTTCCCGGGCCTGCGCGTCCTCCGCGTCCGTCTCCGTGGCGCTGTGGGCCGCTGCGGTGGCATCGGCGGCGCGTTGCCGGGTCAGCGACCGCCAGAACCAGCGCAGGTAGTCGCGCGTCGTCACAGCACCTCACCTCCCGGGGCGTGCTCGGTCTCGTCGGCGTCGCAGACGGGGCAGTCGCCGATGCAGTCGCAGTCGTGGACCGAGCAGATGCAGGTCTGGCCGGGCTGGCAGCCGCATTCGCACTCCGCACCGCCGTCCGCCGTGTCGCGCACGGGCTGCTGCGGGGCGGCGTCGGCGTTAAACCAGGGCTGCTGCGACACCGCCAAGGTGAGACCCTGCGTCCGCAGTAGCGCCTTCAGCGAGTCGTCCGACTCTGGCGGCGCGTCGTAGACCTGCCAGCGGATACCGTCCCCGTCGCGGTGCTCGGGCCCGTGGCCGAACGGCAGTACGCAGACGTGCTCGTCCCCGTTGGGGAGCACGGCGGTGCTGCCGCAGGTGCGGACGGTCCGCAGCCGCTCCAGTTCCTCTTGCATCCGCGCGTTCTCGTCCAGGAGTGCGTCATGCTCGGCCAGCGCGGCACGGAGCGTCTGGGCCTCCAGCTCGATCAGCTCTTCGTCGTAGCGGGCGCCGTCTACCCATGCGCGGATGGTTTCGATGCCGTCGGCAGCCTCGTGCGCGGCGATGTCGGCGCTCACCGCTGCCTCCTTCCGCGCTGTGCACCGACGTGGATGCCGTGCCGTACCGCCTTGCGGATCTCCTCGGGAAGGGTAGCCACGTAGGCCAGGCCGTCCCGGATCTCGTCCGCCGTTGCGAGCGGTCCACCAGCAGCCGCTTCATGCTCGCTGATCAGGGTGTTAACGAGTTCGGCGAGCCGCATGATGCGGGGATCCCGCAAGGACTCCGCGGGAATCGGCGTGTAGTCGGCCTGGAGCTCGGAGAGGGGCAGTTCCACGAGCGGGCCGTCATCGTCGAGGCGCCATTGGCCGGTATCGGCGTTCTGGTGGGAGGGCTTGATCTTCGCCACCTCAATGGGCGAATAGGTCACCTGGTAGATGCCCCAGGTGCTGCCGTCCGGCGCGCGGTATGCGGCTGCCGTCCCATCGTCCCCGCCCATCAACTCGCGCTCCCGTCGGCGTCGCGCGTCTCGCAGTCCGCGTCGTGCTCGAACGTCTCGGCAGCCGAGCAACACGCCGCAACCGCCCGCACGTCGCCGTCCTGCTCGGCTGCGACGCTCGCGCGTACCTGCTGTTCGTGCAGCGGCAGCGCGTAGGCGAGTCCGGCCCGAAGGCAGCACTCGCGGTAGCCGTCGCCGTCCTCGTGGTGCTCCATGTAGCAGGTGTCCAGCGCGCCAGTGAACGGCCAGTACAGGTTGTCCGCCGCGCCGTCCTGCTCGGCGGTCGGCTGCTCGTCCGGTTGCGCCCCAACCACTTCGCGCGGCGCCACGATGACGCCAGTTGCCCGGCCGTCGTCGAGCAGGTCCCAGAATCCATGCTCAAAGCGCCACGTCAGCGGGCCGGTCGAGTCGGTACCCCATGCCTCCAGAACGTATTCGGCGGCGCTGTAGCGCTTGGCGGTCTCCAGGTCGGCGTACAGGCCCTCGCCATCCCAGCCAGGCTGGTTCTCGATGTAGGCGTCGTAGATGGTGGTAGTCGGCTGAAGCATGGGCAGTTCCTCGCGCGGGTCAACCTCGGCGAGGGTTTGCGGGTCGGGCGTCGTCATCGCGCTGCCTTCCGTACGAGTGCCGTCAGCAGTGCGACGAGCGCGGTCAGGGTCGCGGCGGCACCTGCACAGGTCCGCCCCCCCGGGTGTCGGTCGGTCATGATCAGGCTCCTTGCTTGTCGTTGGTCGGGGCGTTGGGTGGCGTCCAGGCGGTGATGCGCAGCCACTGCGGTACGGCCTTCGTGCCGCGGTCGGTGCGGCGTTTGACCTGGACGGTGAAGCCGCACTCGCGGAGACGTTCGGCCCAGCCGGGGAGTGTCCATCGCAGTACGGCGGTGTAGGCGTCCAGGACGCCGGGGCTGAATGTGACGGCGGCGGTGCCGTTGGAGCGGTGGCGGTGGACGGTGAAGCTGCTGGTGGCGTCGTCGCGGGCGACCTCGGTCATGTGGTCGTGGACGTGGTCGGCGAGGTCTGCGGTGTCGTGGCCGTCGCAGGGGTGCGCGGTGGCGGTTTCCGGTGCGGTAGCGGTCACGGGGTCGGGCTCCATCCGCAGATCGGGCAGCGGCCGCCGACGAGCGCGGTACCCGTGTGCGGGTCGTCCGGGTTCTGGCAGCGCTGCACGGGTGCGGCGGCGGCCTGTTTGCCGAGGCGGGCGACGAGAGCGCAGATCTCGTCGGCCTGGTCCTCGATGCCGCCGGGCCGGGACAGGATGCCGATCACGCCGGGACGCAACTCGGCGGGTGGCTTGCTGCGGGAGCGGGGCATGGTTACGCAACTCCGTTCGTGGCTTGTTCGGCGGCCGCGGCGGCAAGGTCGGCGGCGCGAATCTCGACGGTGCGTTTTGACAGCGGGGTGCCGGCGGTTTCGAGTGCGGTTCGGGCGGCGTGGCGCCAGGCGTCGGCGACGGGCCGTCGCATCGCGGCGAGGATCGTCCGTGCCGCCTCGAAGTCGTCGTCCGGCGGCTTCGGCGCCTCGGATTCCGCGATTACTTCGTCGTCGTTGTGGATCGGGGGGACGAGTACAAGTGACGGGGTCGTCTTGGGTAACCCAGCGGGGTGTTGGGTTGGTCTTGGGGAGGTCTTGGGTAGGTCGGGTAGCGCCAGCGCTCGGTATTTCTCGCCGTATCGCTCGGTATTTCTCGCCGTATCGCTCGGTATTTCGTCGGCAGGCGCGTCGGAATGGGGCGCGTCAGCGCTCTGTGTTTCTGAGTTATCCACAAGGTTCTCGGCTGGGTTATCCACAGATCCACCGAGCGCTGGCGCTTTCTGTTTCGGGTAATCGCCGAGTGCTAGCGGTTGCTGTTCCCGAGCATCCGAACCCCCTTCATCGAGCGCTGACGCTCGGTGTTCTTCGGGGCCGTCGCCGCCGCCTTCTTCGATCCGGTTCATCTCCGGGTCGAGCCAGAGTGGCAGCGTGGTGATGTCCGCCGGCCGCGACAGCCGGTAGGTGGTTGTTGCGCCACCCCGGCCGCCGCCGCGCTTTACCACCGTCAGCATTCCGACCGACACCAGCGCACGGATATGGGTACGGGCGTTGGTTTCGTGCAGCCCGGCCATATCGGCGACCTTCCCCTGGCCCGGGAACACGCGGGAGCCGTCCGCGTTGGCGAACTTGGCCAGAGCGAACGCCACTGTCTTACGCCGTGACGGAATCCGCATCCGCAGCACAAGGTCGGTCCACTGTGCCCTGTGGATCGGCACGGTCTCGATCGGCACTGGCGCTGTCCCCGCCTTTCCTGTTCGTGTTCTGAGCTACGCGACGAGTGCCGCGGCTGAGCCGGCGACGGCCACGAGGTCGCGGTGGTAGGTGTCGCAGTCGTCGCACGGGTCGCCCTCGGCGGTGACGTGCTTGGCGCGGCCCCGGTAGTTAGTGACGACCTGCTTGGCCTCCGTCGCGCGCGGCATGCCGCACTCGGGGCAGGCCGGGCAGGTTTTGCACGTGGCGTACCTGCTGAGGTTGGGCAGTGGCGTGCCAAAGGACAGCCGATGCTCCTCGAGGGCACGCTCGATGTCGGCGAGACGGCCGGCCCCCATCCCCTTCAGCTCGGCGATGGCGGAGCGGTCGCGGTCGAGCAGCGCGCCCACGGTGGTGATGCCGTCCTCGGCGAGCGTCTTCGGGGCCTGTGTGGTCAGGCCCAGCTCGCTGATCGGGGTGTGGTAGGTGATGGCCATCAGTTGCCTGCCTCGGCGCCGAACGCGTTAGTCAGGTCGGCCTCCATCTCGAACGGCAACTCGGTGCGGCCGGTGCGCCGCTCGGTCGCGCGCTCGATCATCCGTCGCGCCGCGGGCTTGTCCAGGCCGGTGATGGCCTCGATACGCCGGATCCGCATGGTGGGGATGACCTCGCCGGTGTCGGTGTCGGTCTTGATCTCCTTGCAGTCGACGATCGCGAGAACGACCTGGTAGCGCTCGGGCTCGGCGCAGAGGGGGAGGACGATCGGCTCCAGGCCGTTCGCGGTGCCCTTCGGCAGGGCACTGGCGAGCTTGATGGACATGGGCTGTACCTGGTTTCTACGAGGTCTGTATGGGGGCTGATGTGGTCGGCCGCCGTGCCCCGCCCCACGGGGCACGGCGGCCGGTGCCGGGCCATCCTGCGCGCCGCCCGCGCGCACCCGGCGGTTCAGGTGGTCTGTGGGTCAGCGCTTGGCCAGCGCCTCGCGAACGGCATTGGAGACCAGTTCGGCGACCGTGGCACCGAGTTGCGTGGCGACCGCGTCCTTCGCCGCCTTGACCTCGGCGGCGATCTCGGCACGGAACGCGGCGTCCACGGCCTCACGCACCGCGACCTGAAGCCGCGTGCCCTTCTGGCTGTAGCCCTCGGAGCGTTCCGTCAGGTATCGCCGGGCCTCGGCAGCGATCAGCTCGCGCAGCGTGGTCTCCCCGCCGGTGCGCTCGCCGTAGGCGTTGGTCGACTGGATCGGCGTTGTCAGCGCCTCGGTGATGACCGGAGCCAACTGCGTGCGGATCTCGTCCTCGCGGACCTCGCGGATCCGGCCGGCGAGGCCGCGGTAGGAGTCGGTCTGGACGAACTTCTCAATGAGGCCGCGGATGATGAGGTCGCCGAGGGTGCCGCCGGGGACGCGGTCGCCATCCTCGTCGTAGTGGGTGCCGATGTGCTCGGCGAGGTCAATGCTCTCGACGTTGATCTTGATGTCCATGGCTTGTCCTTTACGCTGGTGGGAGGCCGGTCCCGATTCGTGCGGGACCGGCTGTCTTGCGGTCTTGGGCCAGGCACCCCGCCCGGGGGGATCGGCGAGGTGCCTGGCGGTGCCGAAGCGGCAGAAGGGGGGCTGCTCGCTCCGGCGGCCGTGCGCGCGGGTCCGCACCAGGGAGGGCGTTGGTCGCGCGCACGGCGGTCTATGGCGGCGGCATCGCGTCGAGATACTGGAGCGTTCGGCACGGCCACAGCGCCGTCTCGAACGGCCTGGAACACTCCAGGCACACGATCAGTCCGCCGCCGCGGTCTTCAGCGGCATGCAGCTCCCGGACGCGGTCCAGGCGCCGGGCCCAACCGTCGTGCTGCGCGACGAGCATGCGGGCCAGCAGCCCGGAGCGGGCCAGGGCGATCAGCGCGGGCACGTCGGCCGCGCACTCCCGGATCGGGCCGAGGCCGAGGCCGGCGCCGGGCGTGGCACCGCGCGATGTGGCGGCACGCTGATACCGCGCGTCGGCGGCGTCGAGGAACGCCAGTCCCATCGCCGGGTCGGCGGCGATCGTCGGGCTCACCGTGCGCTCCGGACCTGCTCGGACACCGGCGCCGGGCGCGGTGCCGAGTGCCGTCCGGACGCGTCCGGCGCGCTCATGTACTCGACGGCGTAGTCCTCGAACACCGTGTCCCTGGCCGACCACAGCGGCGTGCGTGCGGACGGCGGCATGTCGGCCCGTTCGCGACGCACCGCCGCTCGGGCCCGCCATTCCCACATCCCGACCGATAGCAGCACCAGCGTGATGGGGACGAGCAGCGCCAGCGCGACGATGGCGCCGGCCAGTGCGGGATTGCCCCACGCGTGGCCGTAGTTGGCGGCGTGGGCCAGGATCGGCACGGACGCCGCGAGGGTGATGGTGACGGTGGTCAGCTCGGCGGCGGCCAGCACGGTACGGCGGTTCACTGCGCACCGCCGTGCGCGGCGTCGAAGGCGACCTCGACGTGTCTCGGGATCCGGCCCAGCGGCGAGATCTCGAAACCCGCACCGGGCGCCCATGCGCGAATCGCATCCAGGCGTTCTTTGCGCGCCGGATCGGGCACAGCCCCGTGCGTGCGTCGTGTCGTCGGGGCGGCCTGCTTGCCGCCGGCCTCGCGCAGCCGCGCCTTCGCCGCCTCCAGTTCGGCGGTCAGCTTGTCGACGTCGGCCTGAGCCTTGGCGCGGGCGTCGGTCTGCTCTTGGAGGCCGCGCAGCTCGGCCAGCTGCTCGCGGACGCGTGCCGCCAGGGTCAGGGCGCGGGTCAGGCCGGAGGCCTCAGCCCAGCGCAGCACGGCCGTTACCGTGTAGCGCTGCTCGGGTTCGGCCGGCGGCGTGTTGCCGCGCAGCTTCTGCCAGGTGGCGTGCCGGTCGACGGCCGCGGCGATCTGCTGATCGGTGAGGCCGGTCTCGACTCGGATCGCGGCATCCGTTGCGCCGCGGCCGCGGAGCTCGACGGCTTTACGTTCCGGCGCGGTTAGGTCGCGCAGCGGGGTGCCGTTGGCGGTTGCGGTGCTCATGCTGCCTCGATTCGGGCCAGGTCTGCCGGTGTCGGCAGGAACACGGGATCGGCGCCACCAAACGAGCGGTCGTCTTCGGGCACGAAGCCGTGCTCCTCCGGGAGCGGCGACCGTCGCAGCATCCCGGTGTCCAGGTGCCAGTCGTGATCGGTCATCCACGCGATGTCCGGCCGGCTGGCGCGTAGCAGGTCGTCGATGGCGTTGATCGCGTCCTGGTCGAGGTGGACGCGGGCGAAGGCGGCGTTGTAGGCGACGATGTTGCGGACGGGCTTGTTGTGGCGGGTCCACTGCTGCTGGAGCCGCACGAGGGCGATGGTCGGGTTGTCGGCGGCGGCGCGGATCGCCGCTGCGAGAGCAGCGATCCGCGGCTGACCGCTGCGCATGGCGCGGTAATTGTTCACTGGTCCGCCTCATACGGCTGCGCGTCCAGGACCAAGAAGTAGTCGTACTCGGTGCCCACGATCGGGTTGGAGTGCTTCTCCATCGTGGCCGTCAGCCGAGCAGGGACGCCCTCCCCCTCCAAGAACTCCAGGTCGTCGGAGATGACGCACGGCAGCTCGCAGTTCGCGCACACCACGTTGCTGACGTGGCCGCTCTCGATGTCCAGCAGCACGTTGTACGGCTTGCAGTTGGGGTGCTTGCACTTGCACGTCGGCGGCTCGTCCGGCTGGGCGGCGGCCACGGCTTCCGCCTCAGCCTCCGACAGCAGCGTGAGCTTGATCTTTGTGCTGCTCACGCCGATGCACCTGCCTTCGCCTGCTCGACGTGCGCGGTCAGCCGCTCCATCAGCAGATCCGCATCCGAGCGGGTGATGCCGCCGCGTGCGAGCTCGGCGCCGATCGCCGCCTGGACCTCAGCCGCCGCCTGGTCGCTGGCGACGTCAAGGATCATCTGGTCGAGTGCGTCGAACTCGCTGATGCCCTCGCCGTTGGCGTTCGGCCCGGCCGGGGTCGCAGCGGGGACCTCGCCGGTCTGCAACGCCGTGATGATCGCCTTGAACTGCGGGACGGTCAGGCCGCCGCGCGAGGCCACCGGGGCGCCGAGCACCCGGGCGATGAACGCGTGCTGGCCGTCGCGGTCGGTGAGGTTGACGGACTTGAACAGCGCCTGCATCATCCGCTGCTGCGCGTCGCTGATCACCGGATTGTTCGGTGTACCCGGCGCGGGCTCGGTGGCCGGTGCAAGGTCCGGTTCGGCGGTCAGCGTCTCGATGATGCCGCGGGCCTCGGACTGCGACAACGTCTGCACATTCTCGACGGTGCGGCGTACCAGCTGCCCGATGATGAAGTTGCGGTTGCCGTTGGTGGCGCCACGCTTGGCCTGCAACAACCGGGCGATCTCGCCGAGCTGCTCAGGTGTGACAGTCGGCACCAGCGGCGAGGGAGGCGGCAGTGGCCGGTCCTGTGGCGCCTCGGCATCGCGGTCCTGCTGTTCGACGATGACGTGACTCGGGACCGTGTTCCACTCGTCCTGGACCGGCCCGCTGTGCCGCTGTGCCGGGCTCTCACGCTGGCCGCTATCGGCCTGCTCCATCTCCTCGGCGGTGTAGATGCCCGCCAGGTCGTGCGGGAACGCCATGCGCAGCGCCTTCGCCTCCGCGCACTTGGCCAGCATCGTCGCCGGCATCTTCCGCCACATCGGATACGGATCGCCGTTGCTGTAGGTGGCGGCGTACTCGGAGAGCGTCGCCACCGCGGGGAACGGCTCGCCACCGCGGTACACGGTGACCTTGGCCGCCAGCGGCGGTCCGTCGTCCAGCCATACGTCGCACCACTTCTTGTCGGAGCCGCACCACAGGGTGTCCGAGTAGGACACGGTGACGTGGTCCCGGCTGGCTGCGCGGTGCGCCACGACGCGGTAGCCGTCGATGCCGGTCTGGGACCGGAAGACGTCGCGGCCGGCCTTCTTGTCGTAGCGCCCGATCAGGTAAATCTGGCGGGAGAACGGGTCCAGCCCGGTGCGCTGGCACTCATGCAGGAACTGGTCGAGCTCCGCAGGGGTCACGTTCTCGTTGACCCCTGCGGACTGGAGCACGGCGAGTTGCTGTTCGGTCCAGTGGGTTTGGTCGGTGGCGACGGCGAGTGCGCCGCCGCGGATCGCGAGCTCGGTCATGGCGCGGTCTCCGTCCGGATGGCGCCGCGCAGCCGCACTTCGGCGGCGCGCTGTACCGCGTGCAGGCCGTCGATGTGGCCGCACAGCATGTCGGCAAGAATGTGCAGGCCGTGCGCGCGCGGCTCGATCGAGGCGCGCAAACCGGCGGTGGTCATCAGTGCCAGGTCGTCCAGCACCGCCTCGGCGGACGGCGGGCGCGGCGCGGTCTTGATAGGGCGGGCGGGCATCTCAGGCCTCCACCTTCAGCAGCCGCGCGGCCAGGATCAGGCAGCGGTGCCAGCGCGCGCAGTCCTCCGGGTGCTCATCGAGCAGCACGTTGGCCCGCCAGACGCACCGCAGCATGTCGCAGCCGGCCTCGGCCAGCGTGCGGTCGATCGCGGTCAGCGCGGCGGCATCCGTCAGGCCGTCGGCGAGCGGTTCGAGGCCGGACAGGAGCAGCAGCGTCGCGTAGGCGACGGTGTTGAGCGTGACGTGCGGCGTCTCCAGGTACTGCTCGTCGGCCGCGCCTGCCCATGCGTAGACGCTGGCCAGGCCGTCGCTCATCGTCGGCGACGGCATCCACACGATCAGGTGCTCGTCGTCGCCGGTCTGCATGGTGGAGGTCGCGGCGTAGAACGCGCCGGTGGCGCCGTCCAGGTGCGCGGCGAAGCAGGGCAGCGGGCTCATCGTGTTGCACCCCGCTTCGGACACTGGACGTGCGCGAACAGCTGGGCGCCGTCGACGATCTCGCCGGTCGGCCGGGACGCCTCGCCGACGGTGAACATCTGACCGCAGCGGGCGCAGGCCTCGCCCTCGATCTGCTCGACGGTGTAGGCGCCGGTGGAGCAGGTGTAGGCACGGGCGTACTGCGACCAGCGGGCGGCGGACAGCCACAGGGAGGTCGCGGCCTTGATGCGGCCGTTGTTCCAGGCGCGGTAGCCCTCGGCGGTCTCGGTCTCGGCGTAGGACTCGTACAGCAGCGCCGACGTCTGGATGGTGGTCTCCTCGATGGCGGTCACCGTCCGGCCTCGCTCTCGGCGGCCTCGGCCGCGTTCCGCGCCTCGTCGCGGGCGTCCTGCGCGAACTCGTCGGCCTGGTCGTGCTCGAAGCGCTCGCTCGTCGACATGGCGTCGTCCTGGGCTTCGGCGTCCTTCGCGGCCTGGTTGGCGGCCTCGTCCTGCGCGTCGAGCTCGTCGAACAGCAGCGCGCCGGTGATCTCCTCGATCAGCTGCTCGCACCGGTACGCCAGGGCGTAGTTCAGTGCGGCGGCCTCGCGGTGGTCGCGGAAGGCGTGGAAGTCGGCCAGGGCGCCGGGCGACTTCTCGGCCTCCCTGTGCTTCTTGCACTGCCGGTCGGCCTCGGC